TCCCTGTATTGGCAATTCTTATTTTATCCTTTTGTTCATCAGACATTTTCTCTCCTTTTTTCATACTAAACAATATTCCAATTACTACCATCACTAATAAAATTTAATGACTGGTATTGAACATTAAGTTGAACTGTACTACTTTGGTCAATAGTTTGTCCAGATGTTGTTGATACTGTTACGACCCCTACTCCTATTCTTTTTATTGTATATAAATTTGTATTTGACAAAGCATTTGGTAGAACAATTGTAGTAGTTCCACTTACTAAATACACATAATCTGTTAGTGCGGCATTTCCTGCTGTATCATTAGCTGATGTTGTAGTAACTACTCTTACTATTCCAGTTTGACCGTTCGGACTTAAAGTAGTTTCAATATACGTTTCGTCAGGATTAAATTCTAATTCCGTTGTACTTTTTGCTGTTCCAACGCTTCTAACTATTATGCCCTCTGTATCGGGAATTGCAGAATACAAGCATATTGCACCACTCGCACCAACGTAGTATAACTCACCTGCTGTTAATCCAGTAAACCCTGATTTTAAACCTATTGTTAAACTTTCCCCACTAGCATTAGCTGTTATCGTAGCATCCGTTACTAATCGTAATTCAGTCGAACATGTAGCAACTGTTAGATAGTCAGCTTTCCAATACTTGCCATCTGATTTTAAATAAACTAAATCGTTTTCTACTAAATTTTCACCTGCTGTTATTGTATCGGTTAAAGAAGTTCCATTGTCAGCAGAACTAATAACAAAAGGGTCTGCAAGTGTACCACTTCCAGTTATTGTAATATTGCTCCCAGCTTCTATTAATCCTGCAATGTCATCAATCGAATCAATTGTAACAAAATCCCCTTGCTCGTTAAGATACTTTACAGAACTTCCTTCACTTGATATTCCAATACAATTAGAAACGTCTTGACATGTTTTAACAATGTCAGCGTTACGAGGTGCTGTTACACATGTCGTATCGCCTTGAACGAATACAGTAGTCGTACTAAGTAAGTTAGTTGCTAGGTCTACATTTAGATTGCTCGCACTAGATTGAGAATATATTTTCGCTTCCCAGTTTCCGATAACATTTAAGTTAACCTCTCCATCTAAAGGATTTGGCGTGCCATAACCTCCTGAATCAGTAATTAAAATAATCGGTTTTAATGTGCTTCCTAGATTTTGAAAAACAGCGTATACCTCATCTAAGTTATACTGATTCGTGAACTTAATCAGAAAATAACCTAATGAGTTAGTTACGTTTAACCTTACTCGTCTTGCAGTACCTTGTACTATCGCAAACATTTTATTGGTGGTCTAGTAAGTTGTTATTAACAATTTCCTGAATACTTGGCTTTCTTGCTGGCTTACCAATTGACGTAATTTTGAAACCTCCTGAACTACTTGTATCACAACCGCAATTATCGTAGAAAGGTGAAAAGCACTCGCTATTAGTTTTTAAGAATAGCTTTAAATCGTGTTCATAAGTCAAAGCGTCTTGGTCAGCTTGTGACATTAACTCGCCTAATCTTTTATCACTTATTAAGGTGCTATTATCTTCATTCCAAGTTCTTAACCCTTTTTCAGTTGAATCTAAATTGGCATTGTTCAAGTACCTAGAATAAGCCCTAAAAGATAAGTAAGGAATAATGCTATCAATCAAGTCCTGAAAGTCTGGTGTAATAGTTCCTGATTCAATTTGAGTTAATAATTCATTGTATAAGTCAACGCAAAGGATAGGTTTTACATATCTATCTTGAGCTATAATAATCGAACGTGTAATTTTATCAGCGTCTACATTAAGAGCCAAGTCAACCCATTCATACAACTCTTCAGGTGTTATTATGCTTATCCTGCAACTCATTTCTTATCTACGTTATGACCGTAATTCTTCAATGCTAAATCCCTTTTAAAGCCACAAGATGAACCGTTATTTGTTACCTCGTTTGACGTTTCAAGTTCCTGTAATTTCTTGATAGCTGAAATTATAATGCCAGCCATTCTGAACTCTTTAGCAGTCCAATCATTCTTATTCAAATTAAGAATATGCAAGTTCCTTTGAATAGGTTGTTTTGAGTAACCTAAAGCCTTGCAACAATCCGATTCACTCCATGTTTGAAGTTCCTTGTAAGTCATGTTAACAAGCGAGTAGTATTCGTTATAACGTGATTCAATAGTTCCTTTAGACATGTTCAAAGGCGTATTAACTTCAAAGCCTTCAAATAGATTTAATTGAGTTTGTATTTGGGTTTCAACTGGTATTTCTTCTACAACTGGTTCAAGATTGACTAACCCTCTTACCTCGTCATTTGTAAGTTTCTCAATTACCTTATTAGCCAATAAAGGTGAAAGCGTACTAAGTGTATTCAATCGTTTTTGAATTTCATCTTGAACTGGAGCGACTGCCATTTCAACATCATAATTCTTTTGTACCCATGCCCTTTTCTCTTCTGCTGTCAAAGTAGCAAGTACATAATCAGGTAAATCAACTGTCAATGATAATGGTCTAATTGTAATCTTAGAAACGTCAAATGGCGTGTGCCAATGAATCATTATTTCTTGCAAACATCTTTCAATTTCCCTTTGAGGGTCGTTTACATTTTGTTGAAGCATTTTGATAGCGTTCAGCAATAAACCGTTATTGCCTAACGTATTGCCTTGGTCAATTCCAATTATAACAGGATGCACTCCAACTGCCATGCAAATATTTTGTTGCACTTGCTTTATAAACGCCTCGCTTATTTTGTCATTATAGTTGTTTGGAAACGGTGTAATCTTAGCTGCACTTTCTGCCGTTTTTGACCAGAACACCATAGCAGAACCTGCCATTTCACCGCCTGTCATTTTACGTAAGTCCTTATCTAATAAGTTACCTACTGTTTCAAAGTCGTCAGGGTCTTCGGAATATTGTACCTTTTCGTCAGGGTCTCCAATCATTTGAATTAGCGTACTTTGGTAGAAGTTATTATCTACTAAACGCTCTCTATAAGTACCAGTTTTAGCATCAGCTACAATGTCATTCATTGCTGAATAATAGTCTGGTATCGGATAGAAACGATTACTTATTTTAGATTGACCGTACCAATAGATTTGACCTTTGTATTGGTCTTGTTCGTCAGCATATTGTAACGCTACTTTCTTAGGGTCAAACGCCCAACGAAAAACTGTATTCTTTTTCTTGTAATCAGCATGTACTCCGAAAAATGGATTTATTGCGATTTTGTTTATTTCACCATCTGCATCAGGAATAGTAAGTCTAGCATTTTCAAACGGTACATGCGTAATAGATACAATCTTAAACATTTGATTGTAACGTATATCCAATGAAAACCCACGCAAAAAAGTAAAGTCTTCTCCTATTTGTTTTACTAATTGGTCAAATGTTTCACCCCTGCCATTAATAACCATTTTGGCAATATCCTGATCGCCAATTCCATCACCGCCAATGTACTTTTGTAACTTATTTAATGCAGACGTGGCTACTGGAGAATCATAAATAGCTTCTGTAACACGCAAAGGAAAGTCGTTATAACTGCCATAAGGAAGTATATCATTTGACTTGTCCTGTTTTGCTAGTGGTGCTGGACTTCGGAATAGGTTATATACTTTAGCTAGGATACTCATTAATGCCGAAATAATTAGGCACTAATTTACGTCCGTTTCCATCCTCTTTTCTAATTTGTGCAAAGTCGTGCAACTTGGTATTCAAATCAAAATTACTTCTCGCACTAGAGTTTCGGTACTTCCTTGCTATGTCCTTGCGAATGCTAGTATAATGATGCATTATTATATTCGCTTCTTTTGGATTGTTATGTGTAGCTTTTCTGGTAGGGTCTACTAATACTGGATATTCACAAAAGCCATGTTTTAATCCATCCTGAATCTTGTTAATAAAAGGTACATAATAGCCTTCCAAATTTTCAAGTGCTAAAGTAGGATATTTTTCATATGCCTGAATCTTGCAGTAACTAGCATTAATATCATTTTCAATTACCCAATTCTTAGCGTTTAAAAATTCATCTGTAAAATAGTATTCGTCACAGTCCATATGTATGTAATGACTACAACCTTTTTCTTTTGCAATATAAAAACCTAGCTTTCTTTTTTCAGTTTCGTTTTTGCATCCGTTCAATCTTTCATTAGTTTGTTTAGGATTGAATAAAGTAACAACGTCAATCAATCCCAAAGACTGTAATCGAACACACTCTAATAAGCCACCGTTATATTCTTCACCCCAATTACTCGTAGTCTGAACAACGGCAATAACTAAATCAGCTGAATTTCTTATCTGTTTAATCGAACCTTCTAAAAGTTCCTCTGAATCGTAAACCGAAAATATAGAAGCTAGTTTCAAAATAATCTTATAATAAATTCAACTAAATATGTACTAACAAATAAACATATCATGTCAATACTAGTAGTATTTTTACTTATTAGTTTATGAGTAAGCAATACACATACATAAGTTAATAAGAAAGAAATCATAATCTTACCATTTACCTTTTATACATTCACATTCTCTACAAGCTGTTTTTGCTTTAATCACACAACCGCAAGCCGTACAAAGTCCATGCTTTTTGAACTCGCATCCTTTGCAAATTTTACGCCTTGCAATAGTTCGTAAAGTAGGAGGTACAAATAGCCAGTTAAACCAGCCTTTTATTATATTCCTTGCGAAAATAAACATACTGAATCGGATATTGGCATTACTTGTCTATGTGTTTCGTATGCAAAGAATGTACTTTGAGCGTGTATCGGTTCAATTTTGTATTTATGTAAAATTAAACTCATGACGCTTTGGTCATGTCTGTGACCTTTGCACCTCATATCAGAACTTACCTCACAATTGTTATTTGACCAGCTACCTTTATAAGTAGTTTCATCTTTTGCTAATTGCATGTATTCATTAAATAACTGATTTGCTAATGGATTATCAAAATCAAATCCCATAACACAAGCCATTATCATCGGAATATTAAATGATTCATTTCTAGTTACGTTGAAATGTTCTAAGCAAGCATCACTGGTATAGTCACCTACTGAATAACCAATATTATCAAAGAAAATAAATCCATGTTTTTTTATGTAATCAAATATAGAGTCAATAGGTTTCTTTGCATACACTGGCTAATCGCAATATAAAATTACTCCTCCATATTCTTCTTTTGCTTTCTGGATAGCCATAGGCTTAAACTGATATGGAACATCAGAATGAAGTTTAGACCCAATATGACCATAATCGTTTATGGCTTTAAAGTGACCATTAAATCCAGTTTGATTAAGGCTAATACCTAGCCTTGCCATTTGTTTTATATAGTTGCCATTCCCATCTGCAAAACTTACGACTGTCTTATTCATATTATTTCTTAAATATACCTTGATTTGAATAACTTGAAAATACTTTTACGTTATCAATATAAACATTCATTTGAATCTTACTTGTATCAGCAATATGCTTATTGAAGCAAGTAATCTGTAATGAATTTCTTTTTAATATCGTATCTGAATAAGAGAAATAACCAATCGGGTAATTATCTATTTCAGGTTCAAGAAATTGATACACTCTATTACCTCTTTTTATTGTCGTGTCAGCTTTGGATATTATGTACCTAATTGGCTTGTTATTATTAGTTGCTTCAACTCGAAATGTATAGTAATCTAATACTACCGCATTCGTTTTAGTTTGTTCAACTGGGTTAACTGTTTCCTTTTTTGAACACGCAAAGAAGAAAGGAATTAAAATTATGATTAACTTTTTCATCTTACAAAGATTAAGTTTTCTCCATTTTCAGAATACAATCTCATTCCGAAGCTTTCACAATACAATTGATACAACGGCTTATCCTTTCCGTTCCATTCAACTATTAACATTTTACACGCTACTTTTCTAAGGTCAATTTGTGAAAGTATTTTGTAATCGAATCCTTCAGCATCTAATGAAATCAAATCAAAAGTTTTATAATTAGATAATTCAAGTAAAGTCTTAAAATCTATTACGTCAATCTCGGTTTCTTCAAATGGAATACCTGAACGTTTCCATCTAATAGTTTCGCTTTCGTCAATAGAAGATACTAAAGACTTGTCACCATTTTTTAATAACGTTCCTGAATCATAAAATTTTACTTTTCCGTTATGGTCTGAAATACCTACGTTTAATAATTGTACTTTGTTGTGCTTCAAATGATTTTTATTTAGTTGCATCCAAACTTTAGATGAAGGCTCAACGCAAACTCCATCCCACCCATCTAAAGCAAGCTGATAGCAGTTGCTTAGTGTTTTCCCATCATTTGCACCTATCTCTAAAAATGAGCCAATTGACTCTCTAAAATAGGACTTGATTATTTGCTCTTCATTATTTTGAGAAAATGACATAGATATTATTTTATAAAGTAAATTGGATTTTCACCGTAAGACTGCCACTCTGGAACGTAATTTATTAATTTAAAATAATCATTACAAGCATCTACACAACCTTTTAAATTTCCATCGTCAAGGATAAAAACGCCACCTTTTGTAAGTAGTGGAAATAAATGTTTTAAAGCGTGTAGTGTAGCATCGTAAATATCCATGTCCAAACGCAACAAAGATATTCTTTGTGGTATTGTTTCAGGAATAGTATTCTGAATCCATCCTTTTACAAATTGAAACCTATCCAAGTCGCAACCCATGTCTAAAAGATTTGATTTTACGCCTTCCAAACTACATACTGTAATGTTACTAGACTGTAATAAATTCCCTTTTGTATCATGGCTAATTGCACCAATACCAGCCTGTAATTCGTCTTTGTCGCTTGCTAATTGAATACCTTCGTATGAGTCATAACACCATATTTTTTTTTGGCTTGATTTTGACATAATAGCTACACCACCACCATAAGCAACGCCACACTCTATAATATCACCTTCAATTAAATCAGCAATATTTGCAAGTTCAACTAACTTTTCAGCAGATGCAATTGTACCAAGAAACCTAGCTAATATTTTGTCTTCTATCATACACTTGCATTTACAATTCTCCTTACTGATGTGTCAGTCATTTTGAAATAATTGCTTATAGAAAGTTTACTAAATCCTTTTTTATAAGCAGCTATAATAATTTCTTTTTTATATTCTGGGATAGGTGTGTTTTTACCTCTTTTCCCATGTATAACATTTTGAGATTGACTAGCCCATTCTAAATTTTCAGGTTTATTATTTAATCCGTTTCCGTCTAAATGATTTACAATTGGCAAATTATTAGGATTAGGATGAAATGCCATAGCAACAAGTCTATGAACTGAAATATATTGCCCTCGGTTTAAAAACTGCACTCTTAAATATTTACTTTTTAAGCCATTTTGAAGCTTTCTAATAAGTCCATTTTCTTTAACATAGAAAGACTTTATTCTGCCTAAACTAGATGCTTGTGCTTTGTAATTAGGTATATCTACCCAATACTCATTTGTTTGTTCTATACTCATAGGTGTATAATTGTTTTTCAATATGGTAGTCTGATTTTAGTAATCCTAAGTCATTTACTTTTTTAGCAAAGGCATAATCTTCTCCCATCCAAACATCAGGAAACTTTACGCCTTTTATTAATGACTTTTTCATATAGGTTAAATGATTTGGGAAACGGTAATACATCCCATTCCTTTCAACATAATCCTCCCCTAGCTTTATAACCCAATCAACTGGGCTTGCTCCATTTGTTGTCATTTTCCCATTAAAGGTAACAACATCTTTCCCAGACAATGCCCCTTCTTTTATGAGTGATACATAATCATTGCTAACTATATCGTCACAATCAACAAATCCAACATACTCACCTTGTGCCGAATCTATGAGTAAGTTTCTTTTTGTTCCAGTAGGCATCTGCCTTCCTGAATCATTTATTACTATCTCAACACCATTGGTGATTTGTGGGTTTAAAATTGACAATAACCTGTCTAAATAATGTTTCCTTTCTGGAAGAGTGCAAATAAGTATTGATAACACCATTAGTTATTTTTTAACCAGTTACGTAATACTTTACTTTCTTCACTTACTAGTTGCTTTGTTTGTTGCTTAACCCAACTTAGATAGATTTCCTTACCCTCGTTAAACGTCTTGTCGTTACGCTCATTAAGTGCGTCCTTCTTGCACCCACCTATTGAATAATGATTGTGTTTAATTACAATATCGTTTCTAATAATTAGCTTACCTTCTAGTTCCGCTTCGTGTGTCAAGTGGGTATCAGCAAACATGTGTTTGTATTGTGGTGGGTAAATATAGCCTTTTGATAGATACCATTCTAATCCCATAATTGGAAGTGTCACGATATAATTCTGAATACTATCAAATGTTTTTAGCACTCCATTATTCGGGCAATGTTCACGAATCAATTCTAAATTGCATGGCTCGTTAAAGTCATCTGATATACCGATAATAATATCGTTTTGATTCCAAGATTCATGTAATAAGTAAGCTGTTTCATTGAATGCTTTTATGGCAGTACCACCACCTACTACTAGGCATGGCATTTGCTTATAATCTAAATATTGGTCTGATTCAATAGCTACCACATAACTATCACCTTCTTTTATTAGTTTACTCCAAGCATCATGTGTTTTCTTTGCCTGTTCAGGTCTTGACCTACTGGCATGTATTATGTGAATGTTTCTCATTATTTACCTGAATTATTTATTGATTCCTGTATAAGTTTTATACACTTATAACCATTATCTTCTTTCAAAGCATGAACCTCCCATGTATGTTTACTAATAAATCCTTGCTCTTCTAGTATCTTATTTATACCTCCATTCTTAATCATATAATCAAGTGTTTGGCTAAATATTCTACCTGTTGATAAGTCTATATATGTTTGCATGTAATTTCAGGATTCATATTCAACCAATAACTGAACATTCGTTCAAGTACAAACGTATGAAAAGGGTAATAAGGAACTCCCATGTCATTCAAAAACTTATCCCTTAATTGTGTGTGTTTTCTAAATCTTGACTCGGTATATGGGTACTTTGAATCTTTCCAAAGCGCACTAAATAGCTTTTCGTTTTTAGGGTCTGACATTAACGCAATACAAGGATTAAGTATTTCATTTACGTATCTTTTGTAAACGTCTACTTTAGCAAAGAAAGCATTACGATAGACTACACATCGCATCTTTTGAGTTGGATTGTAAACGTGTCCTAATAACCTGAATAGTTCCTGATAACAAACGTCTATCCCTTTATGTACGTTTTCAGCGTGTCGAAACATTTCAAAACTATCTTTCTTAAAAGCAAAGAACGAAATAACATCACTACTATTTAAACCTTTTTCTATTTCTTGTACTGTTATGTTTTTTAATTCAACATTTACAGTTTCATATAAAAACTTATGTGATAATACTCCGATATACTCCACATCATTTGAATGATTAGTAACTATATCTGATATTACCTGATTCTCAAAGAATGGACTTACTTTTTTATTTATAATCGGTACTGCAAAATTGGTATCAATGTTTTTGATACTTTCTTCGTCAAAGGCGATTTGATAGGCTTTATATTTTACCAATGCCTTTTAAATATTTTATGATTTGTGGCTTTATTGCCCCTCTCCATTTGCAAACAGAACATTGCACTTTTTCAGTTATCAACTTATTGTAAGTCCAACATGCTTGCATAATCTTTTTTTGCACTTCGGGTTGTGACTCACAATGTGCATCTTCAGGAATGGAGTTAAACAATTCAAGTAAAATATCTTGTTCCATTTTGTGCAATGTTTCGCACAAATATAACAATAAAAAAGGCGTAACAAAATGCTACGCCTTTTAAAATTTAACCTTAACCAATTATTAATTTGCAGTCAAATACTCAAGTGCTTGTTCTGTACCACCACCTAAATCTAATCTTCTAGGCTTACGTGTTTCCTGACCTGTGAAAGTCAATGTGTCTGATGTATCAGTTGCTGCTTCTGTACCTGATGTTTGAGTGAAAGCCGTAACTTCCATTCCGTTGTCAATTCCATAAGCAAACCAAATACCGTTATTGTCTTTTGAGAAAATAACAACATCAGTTACTGCTAACTCCTCAATAACACCATCATCGGTAGGGCTTGTAGTGTAAAGTTTCCCAGTGAAAACATGTTCAAAGAACTTATTCGCACCAGCTTGAACTACTAAGTTAACCGTTTTTGAGTTACCTCTCTTCTGTCCGACAAACTTATACATGTACGTATAGGCATCTAAGACTATACTTGTAATGTATCCGTTCGATTCAGCATAACTTGCAATATTTTCCTTAGAAACAGCGTAGAAGGTTTTGGATATACCTCCTACGCTTTTAAGGCTAGAGCAATCTATTGTTATGCCTCCTGTTAATAAACATTCTGCCATAACGATTCAGATTAAGAGTTAGAAGCTGCACCGTAAGAAACCGAACTCAAGTCACAATGTACGTAGTTGTAACCCATTTTGTACTGACCTTCAATATAATACTTACGGTCTTTTTTCTCGTACCATCCTCTTACTGAGCCTTGGTCTGCTGTTCTGTCTACTCCGATAACATGGTTTTGTTTCCAAGTATACAAGATACGAGAAGGGCTACCCAAAGAGTAAACCGAAATAGCGTCATCCCATGCATAGATAGGTACAACTTCAATACCTCTGTAAAGAATCATTCCGCTATCTCCTTTAGTTACAAGTTGAACACCATTTGCATTTTGGTCTGCATTTTCCAAGTTTGTTTGGAAGTTTTCATAAACGTTACCAGTTACGAAAATTGCTTTTTCTTCACGTGGTATTTGTTTCAAGATTATTGGTGCACCTTCAATTAAATTACGGAAGTAATCAATTGCACGTGTACCAGCAGTTTGATTTAAAACAGATATGTCGTCTTGACGTTTTACACAATATGTATCCTGAACACCTGCGAACAAACGAGTCCACATACCAGTCATTCCGTTCAAGTTTGCATTTCCTGAATTTTCATTACCGAATGAGAATAAACGGAAGTTATCTCTACGCATTGCATCAATAACAATTCTGTCTATAATACCTTTGATAACTTCTGACGCTCCAATGTCGTTTGCATCTACACCACTAGCAAGAAATTGCTCATAGATTGTATTTTCCCATGCATCTTTACACTCTTCAACAAACAATTCCATTTCTTGAACTGTTAATGTACGGTTATCTAATGCTACACCGCTTGAAGCTGTACGAACGTTACAACCAGAATACTGTTTTACCACATTCGATAATACTGGACCAAGTGTAAGCTGATGCTTATTTTTGATTCCTGTAATTACTTTAAATAGTTGTAATACGTCTGGAGTTTGAACGGATGGTTTATAAAGTACCTCCGTTGCAATTTGACCATTATAGGTATAGTCAAAATCTACTGTTACTACTGATGCCATTGTTTTATATTTTTAAAGTGTTAATTGAAAGTGAATAATTAAGACATTTTATCTGCTAACATGATTGAAGCCCAACCGCTTAACATTTTTTCTTCTACTACCTTTGCTTTTGGCTCGATAACTTTGAAAGCTGCTTTTGGAGTTCCCTTTGTTTCGCCAGCAGGAAGTTTTGAAAGTATGTTTTCAATCTTCGTACTCAAGTCAGCAAGTGCTAAATCTTTAGTAGCTGTTTCGTTTTGCAATGCTACTGTTTCAGCGTTCTTAGCTTCAAGTTCAAAAGTCAAACGTGCTACTTCATTTTTCAATAGTTCTACATCGCTTGCACTATCCTCTGGTGCTTCTTCTGAAGATTCAACAAAACCACCAACTACTACGATAGTCTTACCATCTTCCAAAGTATAACTACCATCTTCTAAAGGAAGCATTGCGCCTGTTTCGTCTACCTTGTAGATTGCAGCACCAACGATATCCGATTCTGCTTCAATGTAAACCATTGAGCCATCTTGTAACTTTAGCTCCAAGTTTTTAGGCTTGATTAACTTAGTTATCATGTTCTTAAAGCCTGTCAGCTCTTTCTTGAATTCGTCAAGAAGCGATTTGTTTTCTTGTGCCATTGTATTTGTTTTAAGATTTGAATTATCAAAATACGCCACAGCTTTAAATGACTCTGACGATAACTTTACAAATCCTGCAGCTTCTGCCTGACTTGCTGTGAAAAACGTTTCCTTGTCCATCATATCCCATAGCTCGGTATTTGATAGACCTGTTTTTTCACCATATACTTTTATTAATTCTGCTTTTATTGCGTCAAGGTGTTCTGCTGTTTTCCTTAATTGGTTAGCATCACCTTCAACCCCTGTAAATGGGTTATGAATCATGAAAGAAGCCGTTTCGTACATTGTAGGTAAATCTTTTCCTACTAATGCGATAAGAGTAGCAATTGAAGCACAAAAGCCCTCAATCACAACGCTTATATTCTTACCTGAATTCTTTAAGAGATTGTATATTGTATATCCTTCGTATACCTCGCCACCTTGTGAGGAAATATGAACTACAATATCATTTGAGTTAGAAGATGCAATGTCATTACGTATGCGCTCGGCTGATACGCTATACTGACCTATTGCACCATATATATAGATATGTGACTCCATACAACAAAAGTATGAAGTCTAAAAATTGATTTTGTTGCATGTATTCGCACACTAAAACTGTTTCCTTATTCTTATAAGTTGGAAACGGCTTATATCGTATTTAACTAATGTGTCGTAAGTTGCATTTCGTAACGGCTTAATCGTATTAGAATGATGTTCAAGTCTATCTTTAAAATACTGAAATATCTCATAATGATAGTCTAGTATATAATTAGTAACTCCATTCCTAGCTAGAATAGTAGCTACTCGATCACCTTGACATTCTGGACACTCTCTATTAATTACTTCTGCGATATAGCTCATGCTCTAAGTTTAGCTCTTGATTCTGTTACGTTTGTTTTATTCGTTACTCGTTTAATATCTACCACTGAAACTACTGGAGTGCCAATACTTGCCATTGTTTCAGCGATTGAACGGCTCAAATTACTTTGTGAAAGTATGTCACCTCCTATTGAATTACCTACTTGCGACATACCAGATGAATCTACTGTAAGTGAACCACCTCCCGCCATTGCAATAAGCCCGCTATTCTTTGCTACTCTAGTTTGACCACGACCAGACAAAGGAGTTACGCTTACACGCTCACGACCGCCTGGATTATCTCCTACCAAAAGTAAGGTAGGTTTTGTTGTAACGAAGTCCCCTCCTCCTGCTGCTGCACTTGGTGGTTGTGCGCTTGCTATCGTTGCAACTTGTGCCGCCCCTAATGCACCAGTCAAAGCTGCGAGTACAAAGTTTACTGGAGGTGGTGCGCTACCTAAAGCGTTTGTAACTCCCTTTGCAGTATTGATAATCGCTTCTGTTACTGATAATGCTTTTTGTGCTTCAAAGCTATCACCTGCCAATTGACGACCTAAAGCTGTAACGGCACTTGTTATTGCAAAGGTGTTTTGTATTTGTTGTTGCTTTTCTTTTTCCGCATCCTCTATTATTTTTAATCTGTCTTTTTCAAACTTTTCTAAATCGGCTGTCATGTTATCTTGAGCCTCTCTGTCTATTTCTTCTTCTTGTTGGCTTGCATCACGTTGTGCTGAATTTACCGTTTCAAGATTGGTAAGATTCTCACTTGTCGCTGCCGTTTTAAACGCTTGGTATTCTTGGTCTTTTTCTAGTACCTTATTTATTCGTGCTGCTTCTGCTGCTGCTGCTGCATCCTTTTTGTTTTCAATCTTTTCTAATAATGCAAGTGACTCTGTTTGCGCTTCTACCCTTTGCGCTTCTAGTTCTAGAATTCTAAATTGAGCCTTTTCACGTAGATTGGAATTATCACCTGCTGATTCAAATAGTTTACGTTCTGCTTTTAATTCCTCATTTATTAATTTAAGTTTTATATTTATTCTTTGTTGGTCGGCTTTCTGTATTTTATCTATTATTGCTAATTTTTCCTCATAAGATATTGTCGTATTTTTTAGTGCCTTTTCTTCTACTGCAATAATCTGATTCAATTGAGCTAACGTTACTAAACTTTTCTTTTGACTTTCTTCTATCGCATCCATTGCTGCTTTATAATCAATTCCTGCCTGTGTTGCTGCTTTCATGTTTTCAGCAATTGGTGGCAATTGGTCATTTAAAAACAAAGCTGACTTACCAAACTTTAGAGTCGCTTCTCCTGCTATGTTTGCTGCCTTTTTAAACTCTCCATCCATTAAAGCAGAAACGGCTGGTAACAAGTCCATAAATACTTGAATAGGTGCAATTATAGCATTTAATAACCTTGTGCCTATTTCGCTTAACACTCCACTAAACGGCTCAAATACTTTTACCGCTTCTACTATTCCAGTGCTTAAATTACTTATACCAATATCAACCGCTTGCATAACTCCTGCAAAGAATGTCGCTGCTTGGTCATTTTGTTGGAACAACTTAAACAGTCCAGTCAACGCAATAGCTAGTAGCCCAATCGGATTAGTTGCTAATGTTGCACCCAGACTTACAATACTATTGCCAAAACTTCCAGTTCCTGCAATAGCTGTTTTTATAGATTCGGTATAGTTACCTACGTTTCGAGTATTATTGCCAAATCCATCTTCAAGACCTTTAAGCCTATCACTAACCGCTTTCGCTTGGTTCTTTAAATCAAGATAGCTTTTTGATAGCTTGCCGTTTCCTAAATCTGTTTTGACTATTTCAGCACTAAGGGATTTATACTTTGCCCTTAATCCTTCAATAGTATTATCATTTAGTTTCGACTGATTCTCTACTTCTTTAAGTTTATTCTTATGCTCGCCTAGTTTAGCATTAACAGAAGTAATATCATTTTGCGCCTTGATGTATTCCTCCGTTCCAACCTGAGCCGATTTATAGGACTTCCTAGCTTCGGCAAGTTGTTTGTTTAACTCGTCAATGCTTTGTAAGTTCTTTATTTCAATCTCGAATATCTCTACCCTTGTGCTATCTGCCATGTCAATACCATTTAATTAGTTCGCATTCCGTTGACTCTCCGCTTCCATCATATTGACCAATACTATTAAGATAGTAGTAACCTCCTAAAGCCTCAATGTATTTTAGTTGTGTATAATCTACATTCGATATGTCAAAGGCTGTAAGATTAAAAGAAGCCTTTACAACTATTGGAGTATTCAATACTTTTTCAAGTTTAGCATACGTAGATTGTAGTATTGTTTTTCCATACGTTTGATTATCTAGTGACACGCCAAATCCTAGATTATCATTTATAATAGGGTCTGATATGTTTGTGATATTAGTAAGGAAATAAGAAAAAGGAATATGAGTTACCGCTTGCCCTGCAATACTAATAGTCGTAATTAAATTCTGTGTTAAATCTGCTACACTTACATTAGGTATTAAATATAGTATACTAGGAGTTGGTGAGCTCTCCTGCTTAATGTAAGGAAGTGGCAAATACAAATTAGCTATTCCAGTAAATACATTCCTGCTTTTGTTTGGTGCAAATGGTGCTTCATAATAGTTACTTTCAGCATCCAAATAATCGTTATCAATTAACAGCGAACCTTGACCATATTCTACTTGATAGGCTTCTTTGTAATCTTGAAGTAAGGTATCTGCTGAAACGTCTTGATATTTGAAAATATTACTCTTTGCATAGTTAGAAACAAAATCATTATAACTCGTTTCTATTTCCTGTGATAGGTCTAATTTGTCCGACCAATCTTCTGAATTTTCAATCGTTAAATCAGTAATCATATTTAGAACTACTGAACTTGTCGCTTTGTCGAATGAAGGTATTACGCCAAAGATTGTAAATATGTATTCGATTAATTCTTTTTGTTTTAGTTCAGGTATAAAACTAGATAACTGAAATTGAGAACCTGAAACTAAATCCCTTCTCGGAGTTATCGAAACATGGGAAGCTACTTGTGTGTCTTGTGAATTATACCTCCAAGTTATCGAAGCTGTTTCGCTTGGGTTATTATTATTCTTTCTGAAATAGAATTCTAAGTAATCTCCTGCTGCTAATGTAATTGGGGCTACAATATATTCTAACGTCTTAAATTCGTTTTCATCTTGTAGTAAACCATTCTTATAAATGTCAAAAAACATTCCATCGCTCGCCCCTAGCTTATGAACTTGAATATCTACAATCATTGGTTCATCTGCCGTATACCTATAATTAGAAGTATTATAGTTTCCTACTGCGGAAGTTTTTAAATTGATACCCCTTGCATAACCAACCACATTGTCAAGCTGAACTATTTCGTTCGTTTCCGTTGTATTTGTTTGTGTCAATCCAGTTCCACTAACAACCACCGACCTATCATTCACCCATTGCTGTGAGTGCCAAACTGACAACCCAGAATAAGGTATTAACATTCTTTTTATTTTTGGATTGCTAAACAATGAACCAGAAACTTTATAGCCTAAGTCTTTGAATATTTGAGTTATCAAAGTATGAACAAACAAAGCTGGGTAAATTTCATTTGTTGCAATTACAGCACTTGACTTAGCTTCAAGGCTTCCGTAATCAACTGGCAAATAAATATACCCATCGGTATTGTTGGCTGTAATATTAGCTACTGTATTATAATGGTCGAACCTAGACAAATCTAAGTCCTCAATTGTTTTATCTCCAATCGAATTAAACCAATCTACGTTCTTACCAAAAAAAGTAATTCTTACATTCCCCTCTATTTCTTCGTCCTCGTCTATTCGTAAAAAACCTCTGTCTATTTCGTTGTTATTATCTAATAACCTAGCTTTGATATTTCTGTAAGGACTTGTTTGGTTTATAACGTTCTTAACCGTTGCAAATCCTAAAGCCTCGATTACTTCTGACGTTAAAGGTATAGAAGCTGTGGTAGAAAAAGAACCGCTCGTACTTCCTGCATCTGCTAAATCCGCAGCCTGAAAAGTTACTCGTATTCTATTTTTTTTAGACATCTGCAAGACATAACCAGACGACTCAATCTCTATCTGTATCATTGCCTTTGAATCTGAATTTGTGGATAGATTATGTCAAACTCAATAGCAAATAGCTTGTCACCATCACTATACTTAGTAACCTTTTTCTGGTCTATCTTAACCGTTATCTTTTCAGTTGTACTAATCCATTCTTGAACTCTGATTGATTGGATAATTTCAGCTACCACGTCAAGTTCTGCTTTTGTCATGTATTGACTTCTTACCGTTACCGAATCATATGCTTCTACTGCTATTCTGTCGTCTTGCGTTTCGCTCGTAAAGTTATCAGGAAAGGAAGCAAATATATTTCTACGAACGCTTATTTCAGATTCAATATTCTTTGTGTATGTCTTACGTGCTGTAAACTTCCAATACTCCCAGTTACCCAATACATTAATCCAACTAAGATAAATATCTTGTTTGCTACAAATGTCGTCTACTCTTATTGGCTTAACTTCTGATACTTGTAGTACTTCTGTTTCTGTTAACTCTTTCCCATTAATGCTTGTAAAAGTAGCAGGTGCTGAATAAGCTCCTCCCGCATCAGTTGTCCAAGTTCCTAGTAAACGTGTATAAATTCGTTCACCACTTCCGACTCTAATAACATCCTCACTTTCAAAAGAAATACTTTTAATGTTTGTTGCATCCGAGTTACTAGCCATTATTGTATTTATGCCTGTATCTTGAGTAAATGAAACACCATCATAAACAAACAAATCAACGTCAGTAAATACTAAAATATTATTTTCATCATATACGCTTATAGAGTTTTCATTTGAACCACTTGTAACGTCTATACTTGTTGGCTGACCTGTTGATAATGGATATTTTAATACTTGAATCTGCCCCATAAAATGATATGGTACATAAAGTACATCATCATATATTTCAATCTTAATTGAATCACTCGAAGTAATATATAAAACATTACTAGCAAAAACATATTCTTGAACCCAGTTACCACTCGATACCCTTTTATAAATGTATGTAGTTGCAAAAGGGGATTGAGTTATAATATAGATTGTTCCATTGCTACTAATTACTACACCTTGAACATAAGGCGAAAAGCCCATAGCTTCTAAACTCAAAGCATTATTTTCACAAACTAATATGTCACCTGATGTGCCATTATTACACACAGCCCAGTTTTGATTATCTAAGGCAAATAATAAAGTACCTGCAAATAAAACATTGCCACCTAAAAAATCAGTAGAAACCCCATTGTCATAAGTAAATATAACTATACGACCAGTTCCATTATTATACCCTAAAATAACCGCCTTTTCAAAATCTGTAACAAAAACTTTTTGAGCTTTATAAGTTGCTGTTAAAGAATATTCAGTAAACGAATTATAAGAACCGACATAATATTTTGCTGTATCAACGCCATAGGCAGTAAACCAGTCTTGATTTGTATTAGTTCTTATTAGCTGAATAGTTGCATTGTCTTGAGTTATCTTGTCGTCTAATCGCAAACGATAAACACCATCACCATCATTTTC